TGCAGTGCTCGTGCCGGATCAGGAACGCCTGGTCGCTGAACACCACGCCGCGATACCAGCTGTTGATGTCCACGTTGCGCAAATTGGCGCGCGCACCCTCGCCGCCGAAGCTCTTGTGCAGGAAGCCGGACACGCGGGGCCCGGCATAGTGGTTGTAGGTGCCGTAGCGGCTGTCGGCCCCGTACTGCTCCAGCGCCGGGCCGATCACGGTCAGGTTGGAAATCTCGGTCTCGTCGTAGCGCTCGCCGAACCCGGCATAGTCGCCGGTGCACCACACCCCGAAATTCATCAGGAACGGGCGGATGCGCACCCAGTGCACCTCCCAGTCGCAGTTGAACCCGCTGAGCGTGCACCATACCGTTACGTTCTCGGGCGCCTCCACGTCGAAGGTGATCACGCCTTCGAACGGCCCGAAGGCGCTGGCGCCGGCGGAGCTGATGTTGAACAGCGGGTCCGGCCACGCCCAGCCGCCTTGCCCCGGGCCGTCCTTGAAGAACCCGATGCCCACGGTGCGCGCGCCGAAGAAGCCGCCGCTGGCGCCCTCGGTCAGCTTCACATAGGCCTCGACGGTCCATCGTCCCTTCGGCAGCACCAGCTGCTGGCCGAACTGGCCGAAATGGCTTTCCCCCGGCGTGAAGGTGACGGGCGGATCGGTGAACACCGCCTTGCCGCCGGAGAACACCACGTCCACCCGCGGCGACAGCGCGGTATTCTGCCAGTTGCTGCCGCCGGCATCGAAGCTCGGGTTCGCCAGCAGGTTGCTGCCGTCGTCCGGGATCTCCGCCATGTGGCGGAAGGTGATGGTGGACATCTGGCCGTCGATCTGCACCGTGCCGTTGCGCACGATCAGGGTCTGGTCGATCACGTATTCGGCGTTGGCCGCCGCCTTCACCAGCCCGCCGGCATAAAGCGCGGCCTGCCAGCCCAGGTAGTCCATGGTGTCGTGGATGGAGGTGGCGAAGCTGTAGATGCCGCCGCCCCAGGCCTGCAGCTCCAGCAGCCCGCCCACGCCCAGCGCGTCCGCCGCGAAGTGGATCTCGCCGTCGCCGATCGCCCCGTAATCCTCCGGCGTCACATAGCCGCGCGCCTCGGCCGCGGCGGTGCGCGCCACCGTCACCCCGCGGTCGCGGGTGTAGCTGCGGCTGCCGGTGCCGTGCGTGCCGGAGTTGGTATAGGTCATGCGGCGCCTCGCGCGCGCTGCGCTGCCGGCTCCTTCATCGCGCGGATGGCGGCGGCCACCGCTGGGCCGACCTTTATCTTCCGTGTGACGCCGGGGTTTCGACGTGACGTTGAATGCACTTCAAGCCCTTCACACGCCACCGCACACCGCTCCCGCTCTGCCGCCTGGATCGCGGGGATCACGGCGGCGAGGGCGTGCTTCATACAAATCCCGGCGGCGTCATCTTGCGTCAACGCCCAAGCATTCCATGCCACTTGCACCCACGCCTCCGGCACATCCTCAGGTCGCATCGCCCGCCTCCTGCGCGAGGGCTGCGTCAACTGCCGCCCATGCCAACAACGGCACGAACACGACGCCGCCGGTTGTCGTGTGTTTCCCGGCCGGCAGCGGCGCCTGCATCGCGTCGCGCACGGCCGCCTCGGCCAGCGCGAGGGCGGCGCGGAGGGAGGCGCGGGCTTGCGTGCGACAACGATCCAGCGCCCGATATCCCAACGTGCCGGGCTTATCGCTGCACGTGGCCACCAACACATCCCATGGGCTAGCTTCCTCGCGGAGATTGGCGTGGTAGATCGCCCGCGCCGCCGCCTCCACCATGCGCTGCGGTAGGTCGGTCATGGCTTCCCCCATGCGACAACAACGCCAGCAATCATGCCGGCGCCGTAGGACCATCCATTCCATTCATCAACGGAACCTAGTGCCAAGCCAGCCAGCGCGCCCAAGGTGATCGAAATTAGGAGCCTCACACCTCCACCCTCCCCGCGAGCATTTCGCGGATAGCAGCGTTTCGGCCATCGCCGTGTATTGACATGCTGAATACCTGTTTCGGCACCTTGAACAACCCAACCCCCTCCGCCTCGGCCACCGCGAGGGCGGCGCGGAGGGAGGCGCGGGCAAACCCCTCATATCGTTGGTGCGTGTCCATAGGCTGCAACAACCAGGCGCGGTCGGCCCATTCGAGGTCGTCGATGGCTTCCATGTAGGCCTGCCATCGGTGCCGCCACATCGCTCGCGCCATCGCCTCCATCATGCGCTGCGGTAGGTCGGTCATCGCGGGAACTCGTTGTGCTCGCGGCCGTCCAGGAGGCGGCCGGCGTCCTTTTTGCCAAGGCGGATGAAGGTAGTGTCGTGCGCTACCATCAGGCCGCCGTTGTCCCTGCGCATGCGCTGGCGGCCGTCGGATACCCTGGGGTCATCATCGCCGACCGCGTTGAGCGCATGCTCGTGCTCAATCCAGTCGCCGTGCTGCTTGAAGTGGAACGCGACCCCCGCGGCCGCGCACTGGTCGCGGAGGCTGCGCGCCCAGTCCGGGTGCATCGGCCGCGCGCCGGGGCCGCTCTCGCCGCCGGCGATGACCCAGTGGACGCCGCCGACGCTGGACGGGCCACTCACCGCGTCGAGGATGCGGCCGGTCAGGACGTTCCAGCCGGTGCCCCAGCGATTTTCAGTGTTGAAGTCCAGGGTGGACAGCAACGGCTCGCAGCTCAGGAACCTGACGGCTGCCGGCACCTGGGAAAGGGGCCACGCACGGATAGCGAGTTGTTCCGGGTTCTCCGCGGTCGCGCCCAGCCATACGTTCGGCCAGCCCGCCTCCCCCCAATCAGCCACGCCCATTTCCGCCACCGGCAACATCCTGCGGATGTTCTGCGGCCTCTTGCTTAGCAGTAACCAGTCGAGGTGTGGGGTCGCGGCGATCAGGCGCCAAAGGTCGCGGCGCCATTCGTCCGGCACCTTGTTGTCGAAGACGTCGGCGAGGCTGGTGCAGAAGACGCGGAAGCGGCGGCCTTCGCGCTCGGCCTGGCGGTTCCACTTCAGCGGCTGCTGCCAGTTGGCGGCGCTGGTGCGGCGGCGATCGCCCTGCCAGAGCTGCGACTGGCCGGTGCGCTTAGCCCAGCTTTCGGCATAGCAGTTGTCGCACGCCGGGCTGACTTTGGTGCAGCCGACCCATGGGTTGAAGGTGTGGTCGCACCACTCGATCTTGCTGTTCTCAGCCATCACGAAACCTTTTCAGCTCGGTTGCCAGGATTGCGCGGGCTGCTTCCACTGTGCGCCGTCGCGGCACATCCAGCGCCATATCCGCAGTTTGCCGTCTGGCCCCTCAACCCAGTGCATCCCATCTATGTCGTGCAGGTGTCCCTGCGGCTCACAACGCGCGCTCATGCCTTTGTCTCCCGAGCGGCTGCGATAATTTCGCCTTGCCGGCGCGCGACCGCGCTAATAGCGCGAAGATCGCAAGCATATGCGTTCACTTGGTCCCTCAACTCTGTAATTTCACGCACCGGCACCACCGCGTAACCGGCGGCGGCGAGGGCCTCCAAAATGAGCCTAGTGTTTCGTTCCGGTTGGTCCTGAAACCAAATGGCCTGCGCAATCACATCCTCTGCCGTTGGCGCGCTCATCAAATCCTCCTCCTGCTGCTGGCGGAAAACTCAATCCGTTGTCGCGCGCTGGTGTCCTGTGCGGGTCGGTCCAACGCAAACCGAAACACGGCGCCGTCATACTGGTATGTGCTGGTTGAGCCATCGCCTTCGGCAACGTATTGGTAGAACGTCCCTGCCGGGATAGCGTCACCGCGCTCATAAGCATGAGAGATCCGGGCAATGAAGTCATCGGCGGCGTTGCTGCCGCGCTCCAATTCGAACATGCCTTCCCATCCGTGTGGGCGATCCAGCGTCTTGTTGAGGCGGCTATCCCAAGCCGTCACATGCGCCAAGTCGATGCGGCCATACGGCCCCATAACGACTAGCTGGCAATCCCGCGCGCTCATACCCCGCCCTCCCGTGCCTTGCGGTGCTTCGCAGCACGCCGAGCCCGCTTGGCTGCTGCTGCGGCCAATGCGCGTTGGTCGGCTTCGGTGAGTTGGCGAGGGCGCGGCGGTTCAGCGTCCACCGTTGGCCGAGGCTCTGGCGCCTGCAATGGCTCAATCGGCGGCTCGTTCGGCAGCAAGACAATCGGGATGACGCGCCGGCTTGCATGCATCAGCGCCAATGCGCCCATTGAACCGATCACGCCATATCCGGGGCGGCGGATCATACCTCGCCCTCCGTCAGCGGGAGGCGGGTGGTGCCGAGGCGGCGCCAGCTGTATCCCAGGCGGCGTCAGGCCTGGGCGCGGGCGGCGCGGCCTGCCACTGGTCGGCCGGCACCGCCTCCAGCCCCTGGCCGGGGTGCCAGGGGGTGATACCGTCCCACAGGCTTTCGTTCACGGCCTCGCCGGCCTGGTTCACGATGACGTAGCGCCGCAGCTCGGCCATGCTCACCACTCCCACACTGCCACATAGCCAGGCGCGCCGGCCCCGCCAGCGCCGCCCACGCGACCGGCGCCGCTGTCGCCCGCGCCACCGCCGCCGCCGCCGCCGCCGAAGCCGCCGCCCGCGCCGCCCGCGCCGCCATTGGCGGCGGTGCCGGCGCCGCCGCCGCCGCCACCGCTGCCGGCCGCCAGCAGCCCGCCGCCGACTGGCCAGTTGGTCGGCCCGCTGCCGGCGCCGCCGGCGCCGGCCACCGTGCCGGCCGCGCCCTGGGTAAACACGCCGTTGATGATCGCATAGCCGCCGGCGGAGCCGGCCTGCGCCACGCCGGCGGCAAAGCCGCCGCCGCCGCTGCCTCCGGCTTGGCCGATCGGGGTCGACCCACCCCCCCCGGCAACGCCGGCCGCGGAACTGCCGCCGCCACCTCCGCCGAAGGTGGGCGTGCCGAGAAAACCCGCCGCCGCGCTGCCCGTGGCGCCGCTCTGCCCCACGCCACCGTGCGCGCCAACCCCACCGATCGTGGTGCCAAAAGCGCCTTGGCTGTTTCCTGATGTGCCGCCGCCGCCGCCGCCGGAGGTGGCCGTGGCACTGCCGGGGCCGCCGCCGCCGCCGCCGCCGACAAAGGCGCGGGTGCCGAAGCTGGTGATGCCGCCGCGCCCCCCCTGGCCGGCCACGCCGCCGCCGGGGGGTGTCACGCCGCTGGCGCCGCCCGCGCCGGCGGCGCCCACCGTCACGGTCTCGGTGGCGCCGAGGTCGCTGGCGCGGAAGATATTATACGTGTGGCCGCCGCCGCCGCCGCCGCCCCCGCCGCTGCCGCCGCCGGCCGCGGCGTAGGTGCCACCGAAGCCGCCGCCGCCGCCGCCGCCCACCAGCAGCACCGCCACGTAACTGGCATACGGGTTGCGGGTCCAGGTGCCGCTGCCGGTGAACACGGTGACCCTGCGCGCGGCGGCCAGCTGCATCACGTGCCAGTCGGTGGTGAAGGGAACACCCATGCCGGCCTCCTACTCGTAGCTGCGTGCGAGCAGCTGCACGGTGCGCGCGGCGAGCTGGTTCACCGGCGCGGTGCTGGTGCCGCTGCGCAGCCGCAGCCAGTTCAGCGTCCGCAGCATGCCCAGCGGCAGCAGGAAGGTCTGGCTGGCAAGCACCGGCACCGTCATCTCCACGCCCAGCCCATCCTCCAGCGGCTGCCAGGGGCCGCCCGACGCATCGGCGCCTTCGAAGCTGAGCCCGGCCGCCGTCCAGGCCGCCGGCATCACGATCGCCTCGCCGAACAGCCCGTTCAGCTGCAGCGCCTGGCTCAGGCTGGTGCCGATAGGGATGACGAAATCAAGCTGTCGGTGGCCATAGGCGGGCATGGTGGGTTCTCCTGGCGCTAGGCCGCGTAGGGGTCGTAGGGCGGGGTGAAGGCCGGCAGCCGGCGCGCGCGCTCGGCGTCCTCGCCGCGGCGGCGGCGAATGGCGATGTCCTCGCCGCCCCAGGACATGCCGTATTGCAGCGCGTCGTGCGGGTGGCTCTCGGCGGTCTTCTCGGCCTGCTCGGTGTTGAACCGCGCGGTGGTGCCGGCGATCTTGCGGAAGCGGTAGCCGGCATTGAACCCGGCGCGCAGCACGCGGCACTCCGGGTTCAGCTGCAGCGCCGGCTGGCCGTCGATCAGCAGCGTCAGCGGCCGGCGCACCGCCTCCCACCGCGCCACGGGGTCGTTGGTCGGCGCCGGGCGGATGCGGATGCCGGCTTCCGCCGCCACGATCTCGCTCCAGTCCTTCTCCCCCGCCTTCTTGTCCGCGCCATAGAGCGCGCTGGGATCGCAGATCCCCACGATGGTGTCGTGCCGCGGGAAGCGCTCGCGCAGCATCTGGGCCAGGTTGCCGCCGAACCGCTTGGGCCCCGTGCCCGGCTCGCTCACCAGCTCGGCCAGGATCAGCCACCGGCCGCTGGGCAGGCGCTGGCTGAACGTGGCCGCCGGCTGCATGCCGGCATCCAGGCCCACGATCAGCGGCAGCTGCGGCACGCCGGGGTGGCTGCTGCGCGCCACGTGCACCAGGTCGTTCCACTCCGGATACACCGGCTTGCCGGCGCGGCTGTGGCCGGCGCGGTTGTGCACCATGCGCTGCACGTACCAGTCCGGCGCGTTGGCCACCTGGCGCTCGTAGTAGCCGCGCCCGCCCGGCAGGTTGGCAAGGTTCTCCGCCTGCGGGTCCATGCCGCCCGGCTGGCGGAACAGCGCCGTGCGCTTGGCCTTCAGCTCGGCCGGCGAGGCCAGAAAGGTCGTCTCGTACAGCCAGCTGTCCAGCTCGGGCGCGTTGCAGTCGGCCAGGATGCCCTGCCAGGTGGGGCCGCCATCCTCCATCGGCGGAAAGCGGCCGTAGCGGCCCTGCGCGTAGATGAAGACCTCCTGGCTCAGCAGGTCGAGCTCGTTCAGGTAGAACCAGGTGGGCTCGTAGCCGCGCAGCACGTCCTCCACCGCCTGGTCGCCGATGGCGATGAAGTCCATCGACAGTTCCACCAGCGTGCGGTCGGGCAACGCGAACGGGATCACATGGCTGGCCGGGGCGTTCTCGGCGCCGGTGAAGCTGCCCACCGTCTTCGGGAAGCGGCTGAACCAGCTCGGCATCGTGCTGCGCCACAGCTGGCGGTAGGTGTCGCGCACCACGCAGCAGCGCACCCGGCGCATCGGCCACCACTCGCCCGCCCCCGGCCCGGGCCCCTTGTGGCGCGCGCTCGGCTGCTGCTCGCTGGCCAGCTTCACGGACTTCATGATGGCCGCCGTGGTCTTGCCGGAGCCCACCGGCCCGTTGATCACGCTGATCTCGCTGCGGTCGTGCATGAACGCCTCGGCCACCGGGCCCGGTGCCTTCCATCCCAGCCGGATCGCGTGGGGCGCGGTGCCGCTCATCGGATGTATCCCCCGCCCCCCGGTCCGGTCGCGTTGGGGTTCCGCACCGTCCGCAAAATCGGGGAACGGCGGGGAACCACGCCGGCAGGGGCGCGAGACACGGGCGGGGGGGGCGAAACCGGCCCCCCCGGGGGGGCCTCGGGCGCGCGGGCGGGCACGGCCGGGGCCGGAGGCGGCGCGGCCGGAGGCGCCGCGGTCTCGGCCGGCAGCGCCCCCGCCTGATCCTCAATCAGTTGCCCACCCGCCGGTTCGTCCAGCCACATCAACGGGTTGCTGCCGCCGTCCAACTCGGCGCCGTCCAACTGCACCCCGACCGCCGCCGCAACCCCTTGATTTCCCTGGCCCATCTCGATGGTCAGGAACACCGGCGGCTTGCCCGTCAGATCGACCTTCAGCGGCTGCTTCTGCTCCAGGTAGGGCAGCACCGTGGCGGCGGCCAGGCGCTTCTCCACCACCGCCTCCACCGGCTTCAGCCCCAGCGCCATCAGCTGCTCGATCGGCATGGTCGCCACGGCCACCTGGTGCAGCAGCACGTCGCCGAACTGCTCGCGCACCAGCTTCGCCACCTCCGCCAGCCGCTTGTTCCGCGCCCCGGCCGGCCGCCCACCCCGCCGCCGCTCGATGTCGCTGGCCACGTGCGCCGGGAACCCCAGCAGCTCGTGCAGCTCCACCTGCTCCGGCAGCACCTCATCCACCCGCGCCGCCGCAGCCTCGGCCACCGCACTATTCAACGGTTTCCACTCCCGCCAACGCTGTAACGGCCATGACATGCCGCATGACATGCGAAGCACCCGCCAACCCCCTGGCAGCCCTCTTCTTCTTTCTCTCTGTCATGACTGTCATAGATGTAATGGGTATTGGCCCTATAGAACCCACCCCCAGCCCCCTTCTCAGGCGCGCGCGGGCCATGACAGGCATGACGCTCCCCCCGATTTCGCGAACCCGGCAGACCAGGACTGCAACTTTCCCTGTCATGGCGGGTGTCATGCCAACCCGCCCGGCATGACAGGCATGACGCTCCCGACCAAAGCTCGCGCCATGCCCGGCTGTAGGTCTCCCCCTCTTGGGGCAGGGGGCGCGGGGCGCGGGCCGCGCGCGCGCCGGCCGCGGGCAGGGGCAGGCAGCGCGCCAAGGGGGCGGGGGCGAGGGCGTGCATCATCCGCCCGCCTCCAGCGCCGCCGTGCGCGCCATGGCCGGGCCGTGCCGGGCCTCCAGGTCCACCAGCTGCTGGGCCAGCTCGGCCACCAGCTCGGCCTCGCGCCGGATGAGCTCGGCCCCGGGCTCACCAGGTCGCGCCAGCTCGGCGTCGATCCGCTGCACCAGGCGCCGCGCCGCGCGCTCGCGCGGGTCATGAACCTGCACCGAAGGCAGGATCACCCGCATCAACGCGCCATCGGGCGCAAACACCAGCCGCGCCGCCACGCCGATCGTCTCGCCGCCGTCCAGCCGCACCTGCAGGGTCACCGCGCGGTTCATGCGGCGCGCCCCATGAGCTGGTCTCGGTCGCGCCAGGTCAGCCGGTCGCCGGCCGTGCGCAGCAGCTTGTCGCGCGGAACGCCGCGCTCGAGCATGGCCCAGGCCCACATCAGGCCCGGCGACAGCGCCGGCTCCTCCGCGGAAAATACGGCGGCCGGCACCACGCCCACCCCGTCGCACGGGGGGGGCGGCACGGTGCCGGCCGCTGACGCCACCGCCCGGCTTTCGCCGCGGGCATCCAGTTTCAGGGAGGAAACGTCCAGCCGGATGCCGCCGGGCATGACACCGCCGGCATCGTGCCCCGAAATGGCGCGCGCGCGCTCGGGGCCACACACGCGCGCCGGGGGGATCACTCCGGCAGCGCCATTCTGTTCTTCGCGCCGCAGCTCGCGCAGGTCGCACACGGCATTGCGCAGGGTCGAAACGGCATACCCGTATTCCTGCGCCAGCGCGGGCACGTAGCCTGTGGGCGCGCGCGGCAGCTTCGCCAGCGCCTTCAGCTCGTTCACCAGCGGCGCCGGCATGCGGGCGGTCAGAAAGGTGCTCACGCGCCGATCCCCCGCGCCTTCAGCCGCAGCGCCTCGCGCCACGCCGCGATCCGGAACCCGATCCAGCCGCGGCACCAGCTGAGCCGCACCAGCCCCAGCCGCAGGTCGGGCATCTCGCCCCCCTGCCAGCCGAAGCCGCACCAGCCGACGCCCAGCAGGATCGTAATGCCCGTCACGTGCCGCCCGCCTCCCGCCGCCGTTCCACCTCGGCCAGGATCGCCTCGGCCAGCCCGTCGCACTCCGCCATCAGGCGCAGCAGCTGCTCGCCCGATGGCGCGCTCTCGCCGCGCAGCCAGTTCTCCACCGTGCGCGGGCTGCAGCCCACCTGGCGCGCCAGCGCCTTCTCCGCGCCGCGCTGCTGGCCGAACCGCCCGCGCAGCCAGCCGGTCATCAGGTCCGGATACGTCAATGCTTGCCGCATTGCACCGACCCCGCGAAGTTTTCGCGGGAAAATCCCGCTATTGTTTCCCATGCCGATGCTCCAATGCTGTGCCTGCCACGGGACAACACGGAGCAATACTTGACGAAAACGTTACCGGCCGGAGGGATCATGAGGGCCCCTCCGGCCGCACTGTTTCCCGCTGCCAGCGGTTCACCCGCGCGCGATAGCGCCAGGCCTCGCGCCAGGCGCAGCCCAGCAGCACGGCCAGCAGCACCACCGCGCCGAGGATCACGGACACCAGCAGCGGCAGCGCGGCGGCGGTGGTCATGCCGCCTCCTGCCGGGGCTGGGGTGCAAGGTCCGGCCACACCGCCTCGGCAGGCACGCCCAGCGCCTTCGCCACCGCCGGCACATGGCGCGGCGGAACCTGCCCACGGGCCCGCCATTGCAGCACCGCGGTGCGGTTTAGGCGCAGCGCTTGGGCGGCGGCTGTCGCCCCTCCCAGCCGCTCGATGATGTCTGCAACCGTCATAGGGCGGAGTAAGTCACATATCGTGGCGTGTGGTCAATCACTACGTGGCGTTCATCCGCATCAAGCTGGCGGCACAATGCGTGCCATGAGCAAGGCTGAACGCCCCAGCGAAATGAAGCGGCAGGCGGGCCTGCGCCTGCGGGCGGCGCGCGAGCATCTGGAACTGAAGCAGGAAAGCATGGCGAACATGCTTGGCTGCACCCGCACCGCCTTGACCAATTGGGAAAACGGGGACCGCCTTCCGGATGTCGCGGCAATGGTGCGGCTGTATCAGCGCACCGGGATTACGCTGGAATGGATCTTTGCCGGCAGCTTGCGAGAGATGAACTATGACAAGAGCGCCGATCTGGAGCGCCTAGCGGCCGAGCTGGGCGCCGTGGTTGGCGCGCCTGTCGCCGAACTGCCCACGGAGGTGCAGCGGCGGCGTGGCTTGGCAGCCAGCAAGCCAGTCGCGCAGGCGCCAAAGCGGCGGCCCAAGGGCGGCGGCTGGTTGCATGAGAAGGGGCAAGATTGATGGGGCTGCGCACGCTGCTGGGGGCGGTGCTGCCGCTTCGCTTCACCGCCGCCGTGCTTCTGCGTCGCGGAGTAGAGCATATCCGTTCAGAACAGCGCCCTTTGCCAGATGTTTTCTACGACGAATTTGTGGGCGAGGTGATCCGTATGCACGAATTCATGGGCAAAAAAGGCATTGCTCTCAAATCGGCGGTCGTTTCCGATCTTGAGCGCGACATCATTGTTATTGCAGCCTTGCTTGACGGCGAGCGCAGCCCAGTTTTTCCTGATGATGGCATGCACATGCGGTTGCTGCGAAAGCACGGGTTGATCTGATAAGCCACGATATGTGGCAAATACGCTTGCGGACATGCCACGTAATGTGACATGTTGCCCACCATCGCACTCACGCGATGGAGGATTGACATGGCTAAGAAGAAGCAACCGGCGCAGACAGCGGCAGCGCCGCCGGCGCCAACGCCCGAGGCACCCAAGCCGCAGCTCGCGCCGCGGCTCAGCGATACGGTGACGATCAAGCGCGTGGACAACGGCTTCGTGCTGGAGCTGTCCCTGCCAAACGGCACGGGCTATCGCGACGTCACCAAGCGCGTGGCCTCCGGCGCGGCCGCGCTGCAGGCCGAGGTCGCCGCCTGGATCAATCCCGCCCCGAAGAAGCGCTGAACCGGCCCGGGCCGGCCCGCGCGCCGGCCCGGCCTCCACCAGGAGGCTACCATGACCACCACCACCGCTCCGGCGCTCCGCGCCTACAGCTTTCCCGGGCTGGACAAGCCCACGTTCATCGCCGAGCTGGCCGAACACGCGGCGCAGGACCGCATTGTGCAGGGCCAATACTGGGAGAACGGCAAGGGCTGCGCTGTCGGCTGCTCGCTGCACTCCGTCCAGCAGCGCCTCGGCCTCGGCCGCATCGCCTACGACGATCACGCCCTGTATGAAACCTACCTCGGCATCCCGCGCATTCTGGCCCGCCTGGAAGACCGCATCTTCGAGGGCCTGGAACCCGCCGAAGCCCGCCTCTGGCCCATGCGCTTTGCGCAGGCCGTGCAGCCCGGCGCCGATCTCTCCGGCGTCTGGCACCAGTTCGCGCCCTGGCTCTTGCGCGAAATCGCTGCGCCGGCGGTCAGCGACAAGCACCCCCAGCAACGCGCGGCCATCGTGGCCGTGGCCGAAGGCTTCGAAACCAACTGGTCCACCCTATCCCCGGGCGAGGCAAGGCGCCTCGCCGCCGCCGCCGCCGCCGCCGCCGCCGCCGCCGCCGCCGCCGCCGCCGCCGCCTACGCCGCCGACGCCGCCGCCGCCGCCGACGGCGCCGCCTACTCCGCCGCCTACGCCGCCGACGCCGCCGCCGCCGCCGCCGCCGCCTACGCCTACGCCTACGCCGCCGCCGCCGCCGCCGCCGCCGCCGCCGCCGCCGCCGCCTACGCCGCCGACGCCTACGCCGCCGACGCCTACGCCGCCGACGCCTACGCGCGCCGATCAGCTGGCCACAAGGCCTACAATAGCATGGCCGCCAAGCTCTGCGAACTGATTTCCGCAGCACCCATCAACGAACTTTCGAACTAGGGGGCACACCCATGCACAGCAACCAATCGCCCCCGATCGTCCCTCAGCTGATCCTGACGGTCGCCGAAGGCCAGGCGCATCTCGAAAGCTCCGATGCGCTGCTCGTCACCTCGCCGCACCCGGCCGGCGACACGGAGGCCGTGCTGGCCGCCATCGGCCACTGGCTGTTCCAGGCGCGTCGCGCCGCCGCCGGGGAGGGCTGAACGATGAGCAGCAGCCCCCGCACCGAAGCCGGCAAGGCGCACCTGGTGCTGGCCGATCTCGCCCTGGCCGCCCGCTCCGGCCCGGTCGGCGCCCCCACCATTCTGGCCTACGTCGCCCGCCTGCAGCGCCAGCTCGCGATCCTGGCGGATTACGAGGAAGTGGCGGACGAGCTGGCCAACGAGGCCCTGTCCATGGCCCGCGCCCGCCAGGCCGGCATCGAAGCCGGCATCGTCCTGCCGTTCCCCGCGCGCCCGCGCCTCCACACCGGCCACGGGGGGAACGCGGCATGAGCGCCCGCCAGCACCGCCGCCCGTTCCGGGCCTGCCAGCCGCCGCAGGTGGTGCGCGACAACACGCTGGGCGGCCTGCCCGTCCTGCTGCTCGGCTGGTGGATCGGCCCCGATGGCCAGCCCGAAGCCGCGCAGGTCCTCACCATGACCAGCACGCGCGCCCTGCACGACATTGCCGGCCTGCACGGCCAGAACCCGCACCAGCTGGAACTGACGGGGGTGGGGCATGGCTGAGCCCCCCGTCATCACCCGCGCCCAGGTGGCCGAGCTGCTTGGCATGGCCCCGGCCACCCTGCTGGACCGCATCGGCCACATGCGCCAGCACCATGCGTTCCCCCACGCCATCCCCGGCAGCGGCGGCCGTCGCTACAGCCGCGCCGCGGTGCTGGCCTGGATCGAGCGCCGCCCCACCCCGCCGCCGAACCCGGCGCTGGAACAGGACGTGGCCGAGTGCGAAGCTATCCTCCTCGGCCGCGCCCGGGCGATGGCGGCGGGGTAGTCTGAGAAAAAAGATTTTGAATAGCGGCATTTTGCCGTTGACAGGCCCCGTGAATGGCGGCATTATGCCGCCATCAGAGAGGGAGACACAACGATGAGCAAGATCGCCAGCCACTACGTTTACACCGCCAGTAACAACACGGATTACGCGGTGTTCACCAGCATGCGCGCTGCCAAAACGCAGGCGGCAAAGTGGGCGCGTGAAGGCCGGATGAGCGATGTGACGCGCCATGTCGCTGGCCCGGACGGCAAGCCGCAGACCTGCATCGGCCGCGTCCACACCTGCTTTCCGCGCCTGGCCTAGACCCCACCCCAACGAGGAGAGACGATGATGAGCTACACTGTCCGCCAGATTGACACCGGTTACATCGTTGTCGGCCCGTCCGGCGCCCTGCTTCGTGACGGCGGGGCCGGCCAGCAGGGCGAGCCGCTGATCTGGCGCGAGCGCGCGCGTGCCGACGCCAAAGCCGAATGGCTCAACACTCCCGAGCGTCACACGCTGAGCAACCGCGAGCGCCGCGAGATGCGGACGGCCATTGGCGCGCGGCACGGCCTGCCCTACGACGTGGCGCGGGGGCTGCTCGATTGATGACTTCCGCTGTCCTTCGCTCCACCTTGGCCTCGCTCGGGTGGAGCACTCGGCATTTGGCCCGCCTGCTCGGCATCCCGGAGCGCACGCCAGGCAACTGGACGATGGGTCGCTATGCCGTCCCGGCCGATGTCGCCGCGTGGCTTCAGCGCCGGCTTTCCGAGCATCAGCGCATGATGCGTGACGATCCACCGCCCCAGGCATAGGAGCGCTCATGTCGCGCCACACCATTCGCCACCTGGTCGAGAAGCCCGGCGCCCACGGCCCGCGCTGGTACTGGCAGCCCAGCGCCCAGCTGCGCGCCGATGGCTGGCGCCCCCAGCGCCTGCTGGCCAACACTCTGGCGGACGCCATGAAGCTGGCCGAGGAACTGAACGCCGAGGTGGATGCCAAGCGCGCCAGCCTGCCCACCGGCAAGGCCGCGAAGGCCCCGGCCGGCAGCGTGCTGGCCATGATCCAGGCGTACAAGGCCAGCAAGTGGTGGCCGAAGGGCGAGCGCACCCGCAAGGATTACGGCCACTACCTCGATGCCATTGCCACCTGGGCGGGCGACATGCCGGCGCGCGCCGTCACTCCGCGCGCGGTCCAGGCCTTCCACACCGCCATGGAAGCCCGCACCGAAGGCAAGGGCCGCCACCGCCGCACCATCCACACGCCCGCCCGCGCCGCCGCCGCCGTGCGCGTGCTGTCGGCCCTGTTCAGTGCCGGCGTGCGCCTGGGCTTCGTCGCCACCAACCCTGCCCTCCGGGCCGGCATCAGCGTGGCACGCCAGCGCGAGCCGGTGCTGTGGACCCGCCCGCAGCTGGACCACCTGGTGGCCACGGCCGACGCCATGGGCTGGCCCAGCCAGGGCACCGCCATGCTGCTGAACTACTGGTGCGGCCAGCGGCAGGCGGACATCCTGCACCTGGCGCCCTGGGCGCTGGAGCACGGCGCCATCGTGCTGAAGCAGCGCAAGCGCGGCCGCAAGGTCAGCCTGCCGGTGCACCTGGTGCCGGAGCTGGTGACCAGGCTGGAGGTCGATCGCGCCCGCACCACCACCGTGGCCAGCCTCACCCATCTGCTCCTGCACGAAGGCACCGGCCGCCCCTGGCAGCCCTACACCTTCACCCACACCTTCGCCGAGATCCGCGCCAAGGCCGCCGCCGGCGATCCGGCTCTGAACCTCCCCGCCATGCCCAGCTGCGCCAGCCTGCGCTGGATGGAACTGCGCCACACCGCCGTGACCGCTCTCAAGGCCGCCGGCCTCGATGCCCTGGCGATCAGCAGCATCACCGGCCACACCGCCCAAAGCGTGCAAGCGATCCTCGATCGCCACTACCTCGTCCGCACCACCGAAGCCGCTGAACACGCGTTCAAGGCCCGGCTGGCGAAGGAAGGCGGGGCCTAGCGTTCCTGCTCCGTTCCACAGAGTTGGACGGCATCAGTTGGACAACAGTTGGACAATCCGGCGAACCCGCCGCTAAGTCTTTGAAAAGATGGTGCCGACGGTCAGGATTGAACTGACGACCTACTGATTACGAATGCGGCAGGAATTGTGCAGCATCAAGGCCCCGTCCAACAAGGGCGGGGCCTTGCTGTGTGGTGGCGCGGCTATCCGCCGGCGCTGTCGCGGTCGGGGAAAATGAAGGCGAACACGGCGGCCACGGCGCCGGCGATCGCCATGATGGTGGTGATCTCGGCTTCGGTCAGCGCCACGCCGGCGCCGCCGAAGGCCAGAAACAGCAGGCCGCTGCGGGTGCTGGTCTGGCGGGCCTGGTCCTCGATGAACTCGGCCCAGCGGGGCTTCTGGCGCGGCGGCGGGACGGGCGGCATGGCTACTCTCCGGGGTGGGGCAGGGCGCGGGGCAGGCGGGCTTCCAGGCGGGCCAGGGTGGCTTCGATGGTGCCGAGCTGGCGGAGCGTGGCTTCGCGGAACTGGCGGCTGTGCTTTTCGGCCTCGGCGGCGTTGCGGCGGCTCTCGGTTCTGTGATCTTCCAGCGCCTGCCACACGTCGCCCAGCCCGGTGTCGTGGCGGCTGGCGGCCTGGTGGGCGACGGTCTGCACCTTGTCGTCCAGCGAAACCAGGCGGCCTTCGAGCCGGTCCTGCCGGCGATACAGCACGCCGGCCAGCGCCAGCCCGCCGGTGAACAGCGCGGCTCCGACCATCCAGAACAGCTCGGCGGTGATGAACCCTTCCATCGTCAGTACACCACGTTGTTGCCGTTGCTGGCGCTGCCGGCGCCGATCACGGTGACGGTGCCGTTGGTGACGTTGCCGGCAATCACATTGAAGTCGGCGGTGCCGCTTTCCAGGATCGACACGGCCACGCCGGTGCTGTCGCACAGATTGCCCTGCACCACGCTGCGGGTGCAGCGCAGCCTGATGTCGTTGTTGCTGTTGCCGGCCAGGTGGTTGCCCATCACGACGTGCTTCTCGCCCTGCAGGTCGATCCCGTACGTGTTGGTGGGGGCGCGGTTGCCCACCAGCTGCAAGGCGCGGCAATTGGCATCGGCCTGCACGCCGGGCGTGGCCGGGCTGCCGCCGCCGGTGGAAAGGTCGCAGGTGGCCACCTTCCAGTTTGCGGCGTTGATGAAGGTCAGCGGCCCGCCGCTGCAGTTGGTGAAGGCGCAGCCGGTGAAGCTGCCCCAATCCTGGCCGGACACGCCGCCGCCCTTCACCTGGCCGTTGGTGTTGAAGGCGGTCACCCGCACGCCCTCGTCGGCCGTGCCGCCGCTGCCGGTGATGTAGATCCCGAAGTC